GACCGAAGTTGGCGCCCAGGACTTCGGCGCTTTCGCGCTGGATACCGCCTGCGCCAGCCGTTAAACACGAGTTAACCAAAACCTAAAACAAGGAGCATCCATCATGCCTTTTACCAATACAAACGACTTCACGACTGGGTGCGCATCGCCCATCACCCCGACGGGTGCAGAGGTGTGCTCGATGCGCTTTGCACTGGCCATGCCAGTCGGCGATCTGGCGCTCAACAACGCGGGGCATATCGGCTTTTTGCCGGCGCGCTGTATCCCTGTGGCTGTGCTGGTGGATGGCACCGATATGGACTCCGGCGCGGCGGCGATGGTGCTCAGTGTTGGCATTCTGAATGCGGCAGGTAATGCCTTGTCCACGGCTGCGGCTGATGGCGGCGCGGCCTGGGGCGCGACCGCTGCCGTTGCCACCGCCTTTCAGCAGCAGGTGCTGGGTCAGCCCATGGTGGCGGTCACGCCCTCGGATGTGGATCGCAAGATCGGCATCGTTGTGACCGCGGCTCCAACGGCGGCGGTGGCGGGCACGCTGGGTGTGACGCTGTTGTACCGCGGTGCTTAAAGCATGAAAATTGAAACCAGCATCAAGCCGCGCCGCAATGGCACGCTGAATGTGGTGACGCCATGCGGCCAGGTGATTGTGTTTTCGGCGCTGGGCGGTCGTCTGACGGCAGAGGTTGCTGATTCTGCTGACGTGCAGTTTCTGCTGGGGATGAGCGACTTCTTGCCTGCGGATGAAGATGATTTCGCCATGGCTTCGGCGCTGATTCGCGGCGAAGCTGGCTCTGATGATGCGGGCGATGACTTGCCTGACGATGACGGCGACGAGAATGCCGCGCCAGTAGAAACGGCCACAGCACCCAAGCCCGGCAAATACACCAAAAAGCCGAAGTAAGGCCAAACCATGTTGTGGTCAGCCTTCGTCCCGTACCTAGCGCCCTATGCGGCGACCTGCCCGAATCCGTTGCTGGAGGCTGAGGCGCGCCGCGCTGCGATTCGCTTTTTCCGGCGCACCCGCGCCTGGGTGGAGTGGCTGGACCCGGTGCAGTCGATGGAAGGTAAGGTGGAGTACGACTTGGATGTACCCACTGGGGCCGATGTGGTGCGGGTTGAGCGCGCCACGCTGGGCGGAAACCCGCTGCCCGTTTTGTCGTTCCGCGATGCTCCAAAGGATTTTGCTAGCTCCGACTTAGCAAGCCAAGGCCTGCTCAGCGCCAACCGCAAAACCTTTGTGCTGGGCAATACCGTTGCTGCGGGGCTGGCTTGCCAAGTTCAGGTGGCCCTGGCGCCAAGCTTGAGCGCTACCAGCCTGCCGGATGATTTATTTGAGCTGCATGGCCTCGACATTGCCAATGGCGCTTTGTCCGCGATTTTGGTTTTACCAGGGGCCGCGTTTTTTCAACCCGACTTGGCGGCGCTGAAGGGCGCCCATTTCGAGGCCGCCATCAACGCTGTTTCGGTTGACGCCTGGCGCGGATTTACCGCCAGCACGCCGCGCGTGAAAACCAAATTCTGCTAAGGACGGACCATGCCTATCTCCGCCCAATCCATCATCCGCCGCGTGGCCGAGCAGCTGCAAGACAAGGACAGCATCCGCTGGACAGTGGACAAGCTGGTGCGCGACCTCAATGACGGCCAGCGTGAGCTCGTGGCCAAGCGCCCGGACGCGGCTACGCAAACCATGGTGACTACGCTGGTAGCCGGTGCGCGTCAAACGCTGCCGATCAATGCTGTGCAACTGATCGACATCGCCCGCAACACGGCCAGCAAGAAGGGACTGCGCAAGGTTGACATGGCGCTGATGGACGCTGCAGACCCTGACTGGCAGGCCAAGACAGGAAAGCTTGACGCTACGCAGTTCATGTATGACCTGCGAGAACCAAGAACCTTTTACGTTTCTCCGCCGGCACTCGTTACGTCTTCGCTCGACCTGGTGTGCCCGGTGTATCCCGTGGACATTGTCGAGCCTGCGACAGGCCTGACCTTCGCCGCCGTCATCGGCAACCTGAGTGTGGCCGACCAGTGGGGCAATGCGCTGCACGACTGGGTGCTGTACCGCGCATGGAGCATGGATGCAGAGTTTGCCGGTAACGCCCAACTGGCGGCTGGCTACCTGGCACTTTTCAAAACCGCCATCGGCGAGCAGGCGCAAGCGGCCTCTGCCGTGGCACCGAAGGAATAAATCATGGCTGCCCCCACTGTCATCGTCACCGGCCTAACTTTTTCTCAACGCATCACTGAAAGGGTGTAAATCATGGCAGCGCTAACCGACTTTATGGAAAACAAAATCATCGACTGGCTGATGCGCGCCCAAGCCATCGGCATCGGTGGGGCCACGGCCGCTGCCGGTACAGGTCCGGCGACTTTGTTTGTTGGCTTGCTGACGACAGCACCGACGGACGGTGCTGCGGGCACAGAGGTGTCTGGCAATGCCTATGCCCGTGTGGCTGTGACGTCAAACCTGGCCAACTGGGCTGGCACGCAAGGTGCGGCGAGCGTTGTGGCCTCCAGTGGCGCGACAGGCACGACCAGCAACAACGCGATCCTCAATTTCCCCACACCATCGCCATCTGGCTGGGACACCGTGGTGGCGATGGGTCTGTATGACGCCGCTTCGGCGGGCAACCTGTTGATCTACTCGGCGTTGACGATCAGCAAGACGATCAACCCCGGCGATTCGGTGACATTCCCGGCGGCCAGTTTGACGTTTCGCATAGACGATTGATCGGCTGAACCGTGAGACCCCTAATAGAAGTCGGATCAGGCGAGCTGCTTGGCTTTGAGCTGGGGTTAGAGACGTTCTTTGTGATCGACTTGGCTAGCACTGCGACTGCGCAGGCTACCGCAACTGGCGCTACGGCTCTGAACGTACGCCTAGATGGTGCGGCACTGGCGCAGGTCACGGCTTTAGCCCCACTCGCCATGACCGTCAATCTAGCGGCGAGCACCACCGTCACTGCGGCGGCTGTGGTCAGCCTGAGCCTTAGCAAGCCGCTAAGTAGCACTGCGCCAGCGAATGCGGTGGCAACTGGCGCTATGGCGCTTGGTGCGCCGATGGTAGCCACGGCAGAGGCTGTTGCAACTGCAACTGCGTTCCTTCGGGCAGACACAACCCTGTTCGCCGACGCGACCACCTCCGCAACGCAGTCGGCCAGCCTGAGCCTTAGCAAGCCGCTAGCAGCCCATGCAGTAGCCAGCACTGTCGGTGCGGCAGCGATCAACCAGGCGGTCTCGCTGTTGGCTGCTGCCGTCGGGGTTTCCAACATAGGCTCGGCGACGCTGGCTCTGAACGTACGCCTAGGTGGCAACGCGCTTGTCACTGCGAGCGCTGCATCGTCCTTGAGGCTACAGACACCACTGGCAGCAGCGCCGCAGTCAATCGCTTCGCAAGCTGCCGCACTTGCCCTGACTAAGGCCATGGCCAGTGCTGCTTTGGCAACGGCTGGAAATACAGCAGGAACTACGGCTGGTCTCAGGTTGGGCGTGCCGCTGGGGGTAGTGGCTCTCGCCACCACCACACTGGTCAGCACTCCGTTGGTCAGCGTCCTTATAAAGGCCGCACCCACGGCGTCCGTATTGCTGAGCCCGGGGTTGCTGTGGCTGACCGGAGCGCCATCTGTGGCCATCGCTTACGTCGATTTACAGGTCGCCACGGCCTCGGTGCCGGTGGACATGACGGAGGCCGCTTGATGCCTATCCTTGCCAAGTTTGAAAAGCAGCCAGCCGACGTACAGGACTACGACATCAGTTTTGTCGAGTGGCTGGAGGGCTACCAAGATACCGGCGTCAGTCAGGTCACTAGCGTGGAGCCGGGCATCACGCTGCTGGCGTCCGCGCTACTCAACGGGGTAGTCAAAGTCTGGCTGTCCGACGGTATCACGGGCAACAGCTACAAAGTCACCACCACACTCACCACAACCGGCGGCCGGGTCAAGCAGGCCGAGATTGTCATCAAGGTCAAAGAGGTTTGATAAAAATGAACGACAACATCGATCACCCGGTTATCAAAGTCGCAAGCGCCTGGACTGCCGTTGGCATCACGAGCTGGGCCGAAGCTGCGTCTGCGGGCACTTTTTTTGCATCCGCGCTGGCGGCGATCTACACCTTCGCGCTGCTTTGTGAGTGGTTCTGGAAGCGGGTGTGGCGGCCATTGTTCGCGCGCTTCGGATGGTTCGGCTTAGAGCCCGCCGGACAGCGCCGGATCGCGGATAAGGACGAGCAGCCATGACCCCCGCCGTGCGCGTTGTCGTTGCCGCCCTGAGCCTGAGCGCAGTGGGCTTCGTCGGCATCTTGATGCGCGAGGATTACCGTGAGCAGGCCTACCCAGACCCGACATACGGCTGGCAGGTGCCGACGGTGGGGTTCGGCACCACTGAGAACGTAAAGCGCGGGGATAGATTGAGGGTAGTGCCGGCCATCCAGCGCGCACTAAGCGATGCCAGTCAATTCGAGGGTGCGCTCAAGCGCTGCGTCACCGCGCCGCTGCATCAAGCTGAGTACGACCTGTACGTGGACCTGAGCTACAACATTGGCGCCTCGGGGTTCTGCGGCTCGACCGTCGTACGCAAGCTCAACGCGCTGGATTACGTGGGCGCTTGTAACGCTGTTTTGCTTTGGAATAAATCGAACGGTCAGGACTGCTCAGCACCCGGCAATCGCACTTGTTCCGGGCTTTGGAAAGACCGACTCAAAACGCACGCAAAGTGCCTGGGGGCGCAATGAGCTGGCTCAACCCCTACACCCGGCTGCTTTATGGAAGTTTGATGGCCGCCTTGCTGCTGGGCGCTTGGCGCGTACATCACAACATCGACCAAGGCGGCTATGACCGGGCCGACGCTGAGTGGCAAGCCAAGGTCAAGAGCCAGAAGGCCGACGCGACAAAGCTGCTGGACGAGGAGCGGGCCAAGGTAGCAGCGGCTTTGATGTCCCTGCGCGATTTCAAGGATAACCAGGAGATCAAAGATGCCCACAACAAAAAGGCCGTCACTGGCTACGAGCGCCGCCTGCGCGCTGCTGCTGGCCGTGCTGGCCGGTTGCGCGACCCCAATGCAAGCTACGCAACGCGATGTGGGGGCGGTGGTGGTGGCCCCCAAGGTGCAGATACCGCCAGTGCCAGCCATCGTGCTGACGACATTGCCGAAGCCGCCGGGTTATTTTCAGTCGGAGCTACTGCGCTACTCCAACGGCTCACCAGAGAAGCTGACGACATCAACCTGGCCTACGCATCCTGCCGGGCCGACGCGCTGAGCATTCGGGAAATCTCCCAATAAAAGTGAAGGAAACCTGACATGCCCCAACTATTTACCAACGCCGCACGCTCGCTGCTGCAAGCCAGCATATTGAGCACCGATACCAGTCTGACGGTGGAGGCAGCCAAGGCGGATTTGTTCCCGGTGGCCAATACCGGCACGGGATCAGTGCCGGCGACGACGACGGACTGGTTCAAGGCCACGCTGCAAGACAGCAGCGGCAACATCGAGATTGTCTATGTGCGCACCCGAGCCGCAGCCTCGGCGATTTTAAGTAACGTGATGCGCGGCCAAGAGGGGACGACGGTGCGGGCCTTTTCTGCGGGGGTGGTGGTGGGGCTGCGGATTACGGCTGCCGACGTGCAGGTATCGATTGCGCTCAAAGCCGATTTGGCAGCAGCAGGTGGCGCTGCACTGGTGGGCAACACCCCGGCCGGAAACATCGCAGCCAGCACGATGCAGGCGGCGATCAATGAGTTGGATGCGGAGAAAGTGCAGAGCACGAGCCTCGCAGCAGCGGGCGGCGCTGCCCTGGTTGGCAACGCCCCCGCAGGCAACATTGCAGCCACTACGGTGCAGGCTGCGCTCAATGAGTTGGATGCTGAGAAGCTGGCTGTTGGCGGCAACGCAGTGACA